GGTGATTTAATACCATCTTGCTTAATAGATTCGACCAAATCATCATACCCTGTTTCTATTGATGGTTCGTATAAACGGTGTCGCAATACTTGAGGGTTAATTTCAGTGTAAATCATTTCAGCCATTTTTATTATGCCGCTCTGTAAGAGAAACCTAATATAATGCTCCCATCAGCAGTCCATTCAGATGCTTGCATAAATGATACTCCTGTCGTAGCATCCCAGACTTGTAAATGTATATCGGTACTATTTCCATAAAAGGTAACTGAATGCCCTGCTGTGATAGCGAAACCAGACCCATCCGCAACAGTTCCACCAGAATAAGCCGCTGAATTATTAACAATGGTAAACGGTAGACCTGCAATTCTAATATTTCCGCTGGCAGACCCGAGAGAGGTGGTCTGAAAACGCCCAGAGACAGTAACCAGATTCCCAACTTTGGTGTAATACCCAGTGTCGTAAGAGCCGTCCATCGTCATAGGATTTGTACCATCAGTAAGCAAACCATCCCAAGTCCCTGTTTCATAATCATCGAGGATTTCAGCAGTCATTCCAGCCGATGGTGAGGCATCAGCAGAGAAATCAATACCTTTACCGTCCGCCATGATGACATCACCCGCAATTGTTGTGTCTCCGCTAATATCCACCGCACCATTAATATCAATTGTGGTTGCGTTTAATTCCAATTCTGTATCAGAAACCAGATCAAGTACACCATCTGCGCTTTGGTGTATATAAGTTCCTGTGTCACCAAACTCTAATCGGTTGGTGCTTGACATCATCAACGCATCGGATGCGATGGTAAACCCGAAGGTCGTACCGTTGTCGCCGTCCTTTACGCTGACGTGTGTTGTTGAGTTACCGCCACCATTCGCATCAACGTGTAAAAGTTGTTCGTATGATGAAGCGATACTTTGTGAGCCTAAAGCTGCCATTGTTATCTCCTTTCCATGAGATTATTTTGCACGGCTTTCCGTGCGGTTAGTCGATGTAAGACCATTGTCGATCTTCATCTTCAAATTTTACTAATAAAGCGTTCCAATTAATCTGTCCCATGTATTCTTTCAGTCCCGCCGTTACATCAGAAACAGTTTCGCCTACCATGTCCGCCATTGCGTTCTTTAACGCCACCGAGATCGAAGCGTTGGAAGTACCCGCCTGATCGTTAGCCCATGCCTTGAGCATCTTACTGATTGACCCGGAGAATCCCAGAGCCGTCAGTCCCGCCCGCATGGCATCGTTTAAAGACTTGGCGGTGGTTGAACCGGCCACGTCTAACCAGTATTCTTTTAATAAAGAATTGATATGTGTTTTAGATCCGAGTGCCATTATTTAGCCTTTTTCTTTTTCTTGACGTTGCCGTCTTTATCACATTCTTCAAAGCGAACCTTGAAGGATTTCAAGTCGTGGCGATCCTTATCATATTCGATTACATCGCCGTTAGGTCTTTTAAAGTACATAATTACTCCATGTTTAGCGGATCGGGGCAGCGCAAACCACCCCGAACCAAGTCGTCAGTTTTTAGCTAACGTCGTGAAGGATATAGACACCGAAGGCATCTTTAGTTTCAACTTCACCCCAGAATCCAGTTGCAACGTATTCTGTGCTTCTGAAAGAAGCGTTACGTTCCGTTTCAATTCTGAATAGACCTTCCGGTCCTACTGCTAATCCCAATGCTCCTTTTGAGAACATGAAGGAAGCAGAATCGCCACCCGAAGAGACATCGTCTTCTATTTCATTACTGAAATAAACGTCGATTCCACCGATTGAAGTAACGAAACCACGAGATAACATCTCCTGGCCTTGTTCACCCAATAGTGAGCCGGGTTTTGAGTTTGAACCAGTTACAGCTACGTCCACAAGCAGACCTTGCATTCCCTTTGATCCCCAAATGCCTTTATCAGACATTACAAGATTATAGGGAGCAGGCGCATTTGCGGCTCTTAATTGTCTTAAACTCATTTGTTGTATCAGGCTTTTTATCCTGAATCCTATCGTTTCCAATAGGTATCGGCATACCTTTTCAACCTTATTCAGGCTGTCGCGGCCTCTTGGGGATGTTATTTCAATCCCTATGCTCTGCCCTTGACCATTCTTTGAATAGCCTTCAGTTCGGGTCGCCATATCTCTCGACGTAGGTTTCCCGCTTAATTCCGCGATTTTCATTGTGCTATTACTATGCACAAGCGGCAAGTTTTTTACCGAAAATGTGGTCTAATGTAAGAGCCGTTCCCGCACTACACTCTGTCTGCGAGAAGCCAGTTCCGAGTGCTGATAAGTCCGCATCGAGCTTCGCACCTACGGCATTACCAAGAATAGCACCGGTATTTCCGGCAATATCATCGGCATTTCCCATTACTGCGAGGTCCGTCACATCGGCACGTATAACGTGTTCAGAAACGGTTGCTGATCTGGCTGTTGTAGTTACTGAAGTGACAGTTGAATAATCAGTACCGTCAGTTCCTGCACCTACGCTTGAGGAAGCAATAGCCGTATATTCGGGCCATTGAACCGTGATTGCCCCTGGGGGGCATTGTTTGGCGTTCACGAGAGGATACATCACGTTTACTTCATTGAAGGCAATAATTGCATCTCCAATGACTTTATCGAGACCACCTACCGCGACACCGGTATCAGTTTCAGCCATTATTTACTTTCCTTTTTAGGCGGAGTCCACCCAGAGAAGTATTTTTTGGAAGCCACAGGTTTACCCCGTGCTGCATTGTTGGCACGTTCTTCTAACTCGTCGATCATTATGTCATAAGACACGGATTCGCCTTTTATCTTGGCGTGTATATCCCCGTCTGGCAAATTCCTTTCAGCGAGTTCGCCTTTCGGGTCGAGATCGACTCCAAACGGTTTATACTTTTGGGCCATAGCCCACCGTTATTCCGCTTGTGGCTCTGTTCTGCGCCTTATATCCTTTCGGATCGTTCGCAGCCCATTCGGCCATCGAAGTATATCCACCATAAGCACCGGGAGGTTGGTTGTCCACCTTCACCTTTATACCGGGTTGGGAATATTCGTGTGCCAAATCTTCCAAAACATCTATTGGATGCTCCTTAAATTTGTCCTGTTTGGACTCAGGCAATCGCTCAAGCAGAACTTGACGGCGATTTGCCTCGTGAGTTTCCAGGCGTTCTTTATATGGGGACAGTTGATTAATCGTGCCTTGCAGTTCGGCAATCAGTTCGTCCTTCTTGCCGTCCTCAGACATTCTTTCCTGTCTCCGTTTTTCTTCTTTTGCTTCAATTTCCGCCAATTTGGATTCAAGACCTTTGATCTTTTCCTTCTTGGCCATTACTTCGTGCAATAACTCCGACTGCCCGGAAGTGTCGGGTGTGGTCTGACTTTGAGTCGTCACCTCTTGCCCCTTATCCTGGGTCGGTTCTTGCACGGTTGCTTGTGCTTCTGACATTACTGTCTCCTGTTGTTGTTCATTAATTCTTTTGCTTTACAAGCGGCTTATCAAGGTTTTCGCCTTTATAATCCGCCGGGACTAATGTGCATCTGCAATTGGTTGTGCATACACTAAACCCGGAAGCGGGCAATCCTATCGTTTCAAAAAACTCCATCGTTCCCGTCTCACCATGTCTTCCTTCACAGTCGGGGCAAACCTTGCCGTCACCTACGGAAATCCATTGAAATTCTTGTACCCCCGCTTTGGTGAATGTGCCGTTTGCACTTCCGTTAGATGAAAATTCAATTGCGTTTTTTACATTATTTTTAATTTTGTTTCTGAACGTGCCGAATAGAATCCCGCCTTCTTTTAAATCGGTTACAAGCGTTAGTCTAATTGCATCGTCTGACATTCCCGCAAGTTGCATATTGGCAATTGCTTCTTCAATCGTTAAAGCTGCTATCTCTGCGGATGTAGTCATCTGATTGGCAACTGTGACTTGAAGATCAGGCACGTTTAATTTGTCTTTCAATTTCTAATTCAACCATCTTCATAATTCTTTTTACTGCCTTTTTAGTAATTCCAAACCATTCACGAACCGGCAGATCCCCCGCACCCGTTTGATGAAATGCGCCTACATCAGCCATCGTTACGTTTGTCCCGGGATATTTCTGTTTTTCTCCTGGATGAATTTCCGCTTCTTGATTCTGCTTTGTTGCTTCTTCAATCACAAGGTTTCGCATCTTCCCTGATTCCACTAAAGTTTTACCACTCTTTTTCTTGGATGGCTTTAATGCACCCTTTACGCCTTGACCTTTTTCTAATCTTTGAAAATGATCTTCTTTTATAATCTGTGCGCTGCGGTTCAATTCTTTGGTCAAATCCAATGAAATCTTATTTAGATCAAAATTCTTTGTAACTGTGATTGCCTGATTAGCCACTT